CATTAACATCACCTTGTGTAGCCACTGTACCTTTGTATGATAAGTGTAATCTACCTTGTTCAGACCAAACAACTTGATCAGAAGTCATAGATTCTTCAGCTCCAACTTGTGAAAGAAATCCTGAAATAGTTCTCGGTCCGAAAACTTCAGCTTCTTTCTCCATTAGATCTGGTAAATATTGTTGAGCCCAGTCGTTACCTGCGCCCGTAAAATCGATATAATTCGAAGCTAGTGTTTGTTGCTGTGGAGC